TGGTGAAAATGTAAAAAATACAGGTCAAGTTGTAATGTCTCAATCAATAATGATTGACACTGCAATCGCAGCCGGAGCAACTACATTCAATGTAGGTGTAATACCAAAAAACTCACAATTACTTACAGCTACAATAAGAACAGCAGTAGTTAATAATAATGTTACTTCATGTACTGTATCAATGGGTAAAACAGCAAGTGTTGCATACTTTTTAGCTGCTCAAGATGGTCAAGCTTTAGCAGAGTACTCTACTTTAGCAACTGGATCTTTAGATGAAGCTGATAGATTTGGTTCTGATACTCAAATTATAGCTACAGTAACTACAGTAGGCGCAGTGGATGCTACTCCAACAGGACAAACAACTGTTACGTTTACATATTTACAAGCGAACAATTTAAGCGACGCTACAGCAGCGTAATTTAATTAATAATTCAATGTGGGCTTCGGCCCACATATAATTTAATAGGAGAAAAATTATGTCAGGCGGCGGATCTTTTACAAGCGACCAAACAACCTTACACCAAGCAGGTGCTACAGCTGGGATAAATCTTAGAACAGGTAGAACTAGAGTTACATCTATTCAAGCTGCGGGAGCAACTGGATCAACAGTTGCACTTTACGATCAAACAGCTGCTTTAATTGTAGCGGGAAATCTAAAGGCAACATTTTTATTTGATACAGATGGTTTATCTGTTTATGTTCCAGGTTCAGGTATTTTATTTAAAGACGGAGTTACTATTGTAGTGACAGCGTCAGCAGGGGCTACATTAACTATCACTGGAGGATAATAGTTTATGGCAACTATTACTTACACAGTTACTGTTGCAACTGGTACTAATGCTTTTAGTGCAGGAGCCAATAAGTTTTTTATTAATGGAGTTGTTAGTCCACTTTTAGAATTACAAGAAGGCAATACTTACATCTTTAATCAAGATGCGGCGAGTAATGCTACCCATCCTTTAAGATTTTCAGCAACAAGTAATGGAACATTTGGACTTGCTCCAGGTGGGGCGGCAGGTGTGGAATATACAACAGGTGTAACAACTTCTGGAGTTCCAGGAACTGCAACTGCTTATACTCAAATTGTTGTTGGTCCAGTAGTAACCACGGGCGCTCCAACTTTATTTTATTATTGTACAGCACATACAGGACTTGGAGGACAAGCCAATACACTTTCTCCTACATCAGGAACTACAGATGTCTTTAATCCACAAATAGATGACATTATTCAAGAATCATTTGAAAGAACAAATATAAGAGGAACTAGAACTGGTTATCAATTAAGATCAGCTAGAAGATCTTTAAATATTATGTTTCAAGAATGGGCAAATAGAGGAGTTCATTTATGGAAAGTAAAACTTGCACAAATCCCTTTAATTTTAGGTCAAGCAGAATATAGTTTTGCAAGTGATTCGGTTAATTTTCCAACTGATATTAGTCAAGTTTTAGAAGCCTATTATAGAAATAATTCTACAACAACAGCTCCTCAAGATATTTCATTAACACAAATTAGTAGATCATTTTATAATAATACTCCTAATAAATTAACTCAAGGAACACCTTCACAATTTTATGTGGATAGAACAATTAATCCTAGTATTTTTTTATATGCTACACCAAGTGCAAGTGTATCAAGTACATCTACACCAAGTAGTTATCAATTTTGTTTTTATTATTTAGCACAAATAGAAAATCCAGGAGCCTATACAAATGTTTCTGATGTCGTTAATAGATTTTATCCATGTATGATGTCGGGTCTTGCTTATTATTTAAGTATGAAATTTTCTCCTGAAAGAACTATTGAGTTAGAGAGAATTTATGAAGGTGAAATGGCAAGAGCATTAGATGCTGACAACCAAGGAACATCTACATTTATTTCTCCACAAACATTTTATGGTGATGGGGTAATGTCATAATGGGAGTTTTTGCAAGAGGTAAACAAGCATTAGCTATTTCAGATAGATCTGGATTAAGATTTCCATATACTGAAATGGTTAGAGAATGGAATGGTTCTTTAGTTCATTATTCAGAGTATGAAGCAAAGCAACCACAACTTCAACCTAGACCTGTTGGTTCAGATCCACAAGCTTTACAAAATCCAAGAGTACAAAGAGCATCTACTCCTCAATTAATTTTATTAAATAATAATCCTTTTGAAGTTATTATTTTTGGACTCAATACTTATGTTAATGTTTATTCTTTAGATCATCAAAGAGAAGCTGATAGTAAAGTTAGACTAAGAGGAGCCGCAAGAGTTGTTGAAGCTGGCCCTGGAGGTACAGATCCTGCCGATGCTTTAAACTTACAACAATTTGCTTCTATTCCAAATATATCAGGAGTAGTAGATATTGATGCGGCAGCTGGCTTTACAATTCAATTAGGAAAAATTGATGCTGCAGGAAATGTTACACAAGCTACAACTACAGACATCTTAACTAATCCTATTAGTTATTTTTATTTTCAAAGTGGTGACACTGCTACAACATCTGGTATAACAGGTGGTGGTTTAAATTGTTCAGCAGGACCTGTAACATTGGAGGCATTATAATATGGCATACCTTTTAGCAAATTTAAAATCAGATATCAGAAGTTATACTGAAGTATCAAGTACAGTTTTAACTGATGCTATTTTAGATACTATTATTCAAAATACAGAAAATGGTATTTTAAGAGCAGTGCCAACAGATCAAAATGCTCATTACGCAACATCTAATTTAATTGTGGATAATAGATATGTAACTATTCCAGATGATTTAAGATCTATTAATTATGTTCAACTTAAAGATACTGCAGGAAATCAAACTTTTTTAGAACAAAGAGATCCTAGCTTTATGGCAGAATTTTACTCTACTCCAGCAACTTCGGCCGTGGGAATTCCTAAATACTACGGGAACTGGGATGAAACATATTGGGTAGTTGCCCCTACTCCAAACAAAACCTATGCTATTACTTTGGCGTATAACAAAGAAGCTATTAGTTTAACAAATACAACAGAACCTATAGGATCTCCGGCGGCAACTAATGGAACTTATTTATCAAATAAATATCAAGACTTGCTTTTATATGGATCTTTGGTAAATACATATGGGTACTTGAAAGGTCCACAGGATATGATACAATATAATCAAGGGCTTTATGAAAATGCGCTTACAACGTATGCAACTGAACAAATCGGTTACAGACGCAGAGACGAATACGAAGATGGAATGATTCGTCAACAATTAAAATCAAAATCACCATCTGGTTACGGAACAAAATAATTAAGGAGAAAAAAATATGGCAAACGTAGTACCCTACTTTTTTAAACAAGAAGTTTTAAAAGGTAATATAAATTTAACTGCGGCTTCACCCGCAGCAGGATCATTTTGGTTAGCGTTATTTACAACCGCTGCACCTTACACTGCATCTTCTACAGTTTATTCATCATTAGATGCCGGTCAAGTTGGAACAGTGGGAACTGCTTATGCAACAGGTGGACTAAGTTGTGGCTTAGGAGTAATTGCTCAAACAGGAAATTTTACAACAGTAGATTTTCCAACTAATCCAAATTGGGCGGCGTCTACAATCACTGCACGAACTGGAGTTTTATATCAATATGTTGATGGAACAACAGGAGCCAATCAAAGAATTATGGCTATTTTAGATTTTGGGGCCAATATTACTTCAACGGCTGGAGATTTTACAGTAACTTTCCCTAGTCCAACATCTGATGCTGGAACGGGAGCTGGTTCTGGAGCTATATTAAGTATAACTGGAAACCCATAGGATTAAATTTTTATGGCTTTAGTTTTAAATGATAGAGTTAAAGAAACTAGTGTAACAACAGGTAATAGTGATATCACTTTAGCTGGTGTTGCTGCTGTTAATTTTATTACTTTCAATACTGGAATTGTTCCTACTAATACCACTTACTATGCAATTGTTAATCAAGGATTAGCTGAATGGGAAGTAGGAGTTGGAACTTTAACTGCTTCAACAACATTACAAAGAGACACAGTTTTAGATAATTCTGCTGGCACAACAGCTAAAATAGTTTTTAGTGCTGGAACTAAAGATGTATTCTGTACATTACCGGCGAGTAAAGCTATTTATTTAGATGCTTCAACGCCTCCAGTACCAGTAGGAGCAGCAAGCGCAGGTTTTGCATTAGCAATGGCTGTCGCTTTATAGTATAATAAAAGGAAAAAAAATATGGCACAAGATTTTAGAAATGTATTAAAAAGCGCAACAGGAACTGTAGTAGTTCCAGTTTTAGTAGCAGGAGATTATGATGCACTAATAGGTATCAGATGTTGTAATATTGTAGCAACCACTATTTTAATAGATGTTTATATTACTAATTCAGCAACTAATTATTACGTCGCAAAAAATGTGAGTATTCCACCGAATTCAGCAATTGAGCTAATTCAGGGTGGAGCAAAAATTGTAATGGCTAGTGGTGATACTTTAAATGTGAAAAGTGATACGGCAAGTTCACTAGATGTTGTTATGTCTTATATCGATACAATTAGTTCTTAGGAGGAATTATGACGGCAGTAGTAAATGGAATCCAGTATGTCGGAGGCTCAACAGGCCCAGATGAATTTATAAATAATCAAGCAGGCACGTTAAGTGTCACTCAAACAATTGAGAGCGGTGTCTTAGCCGGTCCAATTTCTATTCCAGCAACAATCACAATAACCGGAACGTTGGTAATCGTATAATGAGTAAGATAGAAGTAAATACAGTTGAACCACAATGCGGAACAACCTTAACTTTAGGTGCTTCTGGTGATACAGTAGCTTTAGGTAGTGGTGCTAGTCAGACAGGTTTTGGAAGAACAGGAACTGTTGACTGGGTAACAA